ATTTCGACGGAGTTAAAATATTCTTAGCTAACGGACTTGCTGCAAATACTGCTTTACTTTCTCAAACTTCAAACTTGTACTTTGCGACTGGTTTAATGAATGATATGAACGAAGTTAAAGTTATTGACATGGGAGATATCGACGGTTCGCAAAATGTACGTGTAGTAATGAGATTTACAGCAGATGCGAAATACGGTTTTGCTTCTGACTTAGTTACTTACGGAATCGTTAACTCGGCTAACTAAAAAACATAAACTATAATAAAGGGTGGTGCAATATACACCACCTTTTTTTTTGTTAAACTTTAAAAAATAAATAAAATGAGTTGTGATATAACAAACGGTCGAATAGAACAATGTAAAGATTCGGTTTCAGGATTGAAAGCGATTTACTTCATTAACTACGACGATTTAAATTCCGATGATGTTACGTATGACGCTACGGACACGGACTTAATAAATGACTGGACACCTATTGGGACTGGTGCTTTACAATTGTACAAGTACGAATTAAAAGGTGCTAATAGCTTTGAAACTACAATTAATTCAAGCCGCGACAACGGTACTACTTTCTTTCAACAAACACTTACTATTCAATTAAAAAGACAAGATGTTACAACGCATAAAAACGTTAAACTACTTGCTTACGGTAGACCAAGAATTGTTGTAAGAACAATGACCGACCAATTCTTTTTAATGGGACTTACACAAGGTGCTGACGTTACCGCTGGAACTGTGTCGAGTGGTAGTGCCTTGGGTGATTTTAATGGTTATAATTTGACTTTTGAAGCCATGGAGGTAAGCCCAGCCAATTTCCTTGACGTAACAGATGAAGCTGGTTTAAAAACTTTGTTTGAAGACGGTACGGGAACGGACGCACAAATAGTTACTGCATAATTTCTTCTTTATATACTTGCGCAAAAGACACTTACTTCGGTAGGTGTTTTTTGTTTAAGGACAAAATCGTACTTTTGACGTTTATAATATATGATTATTCTAACTACTTCGACAAATGACCAAGACTTTGTGTTTATACCACGAAATAAAGTTTTTGATTACGTAGCTATTACGGACGATCAAACGAACGTAACAACTGAAATAACTGGTTACACTTACACACAAGGGGAATATTACGATACGTTTGAAGCTGAATTTAATTTAGTAGAAAATCATTTTTACGATTTGGTATTTATTAACGGTGCTACGGTGGTTTATAAGGATAGGATATTTTGTACTGACCAAAGTGTTTCGAGTTTTTCAGTAAACAAAAACCAATATACTGCTAATAGCACCACAAATGAATTTATAGTTTATGAGTAATATACACGTTTTAGAATTAAGTTCTTATACAACGCCCGTAATTCAAGAGTCAAAACGCGACGCTTGGGTTGAGTTTGGCGAAGATAATAACTACTTTCAGTTTATCATTGATAGGTACGTTAATTCAACTACTAATAGCTCGGTAATAAACAATGTAAGTCGTTTAATTTACGGACGTGGTTTAAGTGCGTTAGATGCAAGTAAAAAGCCTAACGAGTACGCTCAAATGATGGCTTTATTTCATGCTGATTGTATTCGTAAAATTGTACTGGATAGGAAAATGTTCGGACAGTTTGCAATGCAAATACATTATTCACAAGACCACAAAAGAATTTTAAAGGCGTATCATATACCCGTGAATTTATTACGTGCAGAAAAGTGCAATAAAGACGGAGAAATAGAAGGATATTATTATTCGGATAATTGGTTGGATGTAAAAAAATACGCACCTAAAAGAATACCAGCTTTCGGATATTCAAACGAACAAATAGAGATTCTTTATTCTAAGCCGTACGCGGTTGGTATGAAATACTACGCTTTGCCTGATTACCAAGGTGGTTTACCTTATGCAAAGTTAGAAGAAGAAATAGCTGATTATTTAATTAACGAAGTTCAAAAAGGCTTCGCTGGACGGGTTGTAATTAACTTTAATAACGGCGTTCCAACTGAAGAACAACAACAAATTATTACGGGAAAAGTAAAAAGTCAATTAACTGGACCACGTGGTGAAAAGGTAATTATCGGATTTAATAATAACCAAGAAAGCAAAACAACGGTTGACACAATGCCCGTTAACGATGCTCCAGACTTGTATAATTCATTAAGTGAGGAATGCGTTAAAAAGATTATGTTAGCGCATAACGTTACTTCGCCGCTTCTTTTCGGTTTAGGTTCGGCTAATGGTTTTAGTTCAAACGCTGATGAATTAAAAAACGCTTCTATTTTGTTTGATAATATGGTTATTAAACCTATTCAAGACCAAATAATAGATGCCTTTGATAAAATTTTAGCCTTTAACAGTGTTTCTTTGAAGTTATTCTTTAAAACGTTACAACCTTTAGAGTTCGTAGATTTAGAAAACGCACAAAACGAAGAACAAGTTGCTGAAGAAACAGGAACGGAATTAAGCAAAGATTTTAAGATAGCTGAAGCGTTAATTAATTTAGGCGAAGACGAACCCGAAAATTCGATTCTAATAGACGAATACGAGGTAGATTATGATTCGGACGACAAAGAAAACGAAACGCTTTCTAAAGAGCCGAAACAATCATTATTAAGCAAATTAGTAAACTTAGTTTCAACTGGCGACAATAGACCTAATATTTCAAGTAAGCAAGACGAAGTAATTGAAGGTATTAAATTCCTAACTCGATACGTTTACGCTGGTAAAACAAGCGCTGATAGTCGTGAATTTTGTAGAGAAATGATGGCGGCGAATAAGATTTACCGTAAAGAAGATATTATTAAAATGGGTTCGCAAGTAGTAAATGAAGGTTGGGGACCTCGAGGTGCAGATACGTATTCTATTTGGTTCTATAAAGGCGGTGGAAATTGTCACCACCGCTGGAATAAAAGGGTTTACGCTACATTTAGCGGTAAAGCAATAGATGTTAATAGCAAAGAATTAAAACAAGTTGCGGTAAAGAAAGCCGAAAAACTTGGATACGTTGTAAAGAATTCGGAGTTAGTAAGTAAGCGCCCTGTTGATATGCCTAATTATGGTTTTTTACCAAGCAATCCGCAACCTAAACGAGAAATAACACGATAATGGCAGAAGCACTTTTAATTACAAGAAACGACGTTGTTAAGTTCACTGCAATGAATGGCAACGTAGACACGGACAATTTTATTCAGTACGTCAAAATAGCGCAAGACATTCACATTCAAAACTACTTAGGTACTGATTTACTTGAAAAATTAAAGTCCGAAATTATTTTAGCGGCTTCAGGAATACCGACAGCAATTACAATAAGCAATCAAGGAACTGGTTACACTACGGGAACTGCTATAAGTACAACAAGCGCAACGGGAACGGGTCTAAAATTAAATATTACTGCGGCTGGTGGTTTAATTACTGCGGCTACAATTAACACGGCTGGTACGGGTTACAAAGTAGGAAATACGGCAACGGTAACGGGCGGCACAAATGGTGCGGTTACAATAAGTTCAATTTACACAATACCAACTGATTACAATAATCTTTTAGTTACGTATGTAAAGCCTATGCTGATACATTGGGCTATGGTTGAATATTTACCATTTGCAGCTTATACAATAGCGAATAAAGGGGTATACAAACACAATTCGGAAAACGCTACAAACGTTGAAAAGGTAGAAATTGATTTCTTAATAGAAAAAGAACGTTCAATAGCGCAGCATTACACTGAAAGATTTATTGATTATATAGCATTTAATAACGATTTATTTCCTGAATATAATAGTAATTCAAACGGGGATATGTACCCCGATACAAATAACAATTACACTGGCTGGTATTTATGAAGAACTACAAACCAAAAGACGAAAACATAAAGAAATTATTAACCTATTTAAGTAAGCAAAATGGCAAACGTAAAGATAAGTCAATTAACGGCGAAAGGAAGTAATTTAGTTGCTTCGGATAGGTTCGCAATTGCTGAAGATGCTGGTGGCGGAACGTTCGCAAGTAAATACATTACGGGAGCTGAAATAGTAACTAAAAATATTAACACTTATTCAAGTACGTTAAACAATTTAGTTTTAGCCGATGCGAACAAAATTATTAAAGTAGACAATAATTCTGCTAACGATTTAAGAATACCAACGAACGCAAGTCATGCTTTTCCAATAGGTACGGAAATAATTGTAATTCAGTATGGTACGGGACAAACTACGGTTGCACCAACTGCGACTGTAACAATGCGAAGCAATGGAGGGAAAAATAAACTTTTGGCACAATATGCACAAGCGACGTTAATAAAGATAGGAACTAATGAATGGGTTTTATCTGGAGACATAACAACTTAGAAAAATGGCAAATGCAAATGGATGGGGCGACGGTGCTTCAAATAATAATATAGGATGGGGGCAAGGTGCAAACAACGCTATTGGTTGGGGTGACATTCACGCTGATAGCTGGGCGGGTTTAACTGATATTGTAGGTGTTACAACAGACCCCGATGCACAAGCATTTATCACAGCGGCTGCAATAACAGACCCTACTCAACAAGCGGCAATTAATACTTTGGTAGTTGACTTGAAAGGGTATTCTATATGGACTAAGATGAAAGCTTTGTATCCTTTTGTTGGGGGAACAAGTACAAGTACAAGTTATAACCTTAAAAATACAGCGCAATATCAAATTGCTTGGAATGGTGGATGGACTTGGAATAGTAATGGTGTTACGGGTAGTGTAAATGGTTGGGGTAATACAAGTCTAATTCCTAATTCTGCATTAACCTTAAATTCAACTCACCAATCTTTGTATATTAGAAATACGGGTAATTTAGGTACTGATGATTTTGGGGCTGCCACAAATGGAACAACTTCTTTAATGAGAATTATTGTAAAAGATAGTGGAACAAATAACAATATTGTAGACCATTATGCAACTGCTCAAAGAATTACAGGAACAGTAGCGAATTCAACTGGGTTCTTTGTTGTATCAAGGGAAAATTCAACGTCTTTAAAATCAAAAAGAAATAATGTTTCTTTGGGTACAAATACAAGTTCTAATACGGGAACACTACCAACTCACGCACTATATTTAGGAGCATTAAATAATGCTGGTAGCGCAGTTAATTACACAGCAAGAAACTATGCTTTTGCAAGTGTTGGTGACGGCTTAACAGACACAGATGCAACCAACTTTTACACAGCGGTACAAGCATTTCAAACAACTTTAGGACGTCAAGTATGAAACTAACAGATTTAACAACAGAAGAAAGGTTAACCTATGTAGGTTTACTAACAGAGATACAAAAAGACGAATTAGTAGGTCAGTTATATGCACCAGATAGCTACTTTAATCCTATTCAAGATTCCAATGATAATTGGGTTATCTCAGTAGAGGAAATGGAGCAGTGTGTTAACCCTGATTATCTTTGGGTAAAAGACCTTGAGTTAATACCTTACGAACCAAAACCAACCCCAATACCTTTTGAAAATTAATTATGAAAATGATACCAGTTACACAATTTATTGAAGTGATAAAAAAACAAGGCGCGGTAGGAGTACTTGCTTTATGGTTAGCGTACACGCATTTTGAAGTGCAAGACGTAAAAGCACGTTTGTACAATTGTTTAGATAAAAACGAATATTACAATAGAAAGCCTATTGAAGAAAAACAACCGACTTTACCAAGTGTAAAAAATGATACGGTTGCGGTACTTGAAAATAAAAACCGTAAATTAGCGAAAAAATAATTTATGACAAACGTAAAGAATTACACGGATAAACAACTTTTAGACAAGGCAAAGAGTTTACCTACGTTTAAATTTATTCCAGCTGGTATATGGCTATTATTTGTACGTTCAAACGAAGATGCTAATAATGTTTTTGACGATAAAGTGTATATCTTTAAAAGCGAAGCCTTT